CTTCAGATTGGGCATGCTCTAAAGCACTGGAACGCCAATCACTCATGACAGATTCGTTCCAACACCAGGGAATGACCCGAATGGTAAGTCTGCATATTCGCCAAAGCGAATCTTGCAACTGCTGACTCGCTTGCCGCAAACATCATCAAGCGGGCTGCCATCTGTGACAACCATTGGCTCACCGCCTCGACCGCTGTTTGATTGCCACATAACCGTTCCATTGGTTGCTTGAATTTGCAAGTTGCCTGAATCTTGCAGAACCAACTTTGCGCCATATCCTGTTGACGCTGTAACTGTATAGGACGCACCGACTTGGTAATACACGCCACCGGCAACTAGCACCTGATTGCGCCAAGGGTTGCTTGAACTCGTAACGATTGAAACCTCAAATATATCGTTTTGACGGAAGTTGCCAGTCGAGCTAACAACAGTAACTGGTGCGGTAAACGTACTGGTGGGATTCTCCCAGCGACGATTGACGCCAAGAACACGCGCCGGAGAGTCAGTTGGCAGAAGAACACTTGAAGCCGTAAATCTCAGCTCAACCGTGCGCCCATCTGCAAGCGTAAAAGTTTTGTCCCGTGTTTGACTGCCAGCCGAATAGTCGTCGGCATTGCCAAAAATCTCGTGATAAAAAGTAGCGTGCCTTCCAGGCGTTCCAGAGTCAGGTAGATAGCCGTTAAACCTTGCAGTGCTTAACTGGCCCTCAAATTCTGTTGCTGTTTGCCAAACCAATCCGCCTGATGCGTTTTGAATAAACAAATCTCCGTTTGTGCCAACCTTGATAAAACCACCTTCAGCTTGACCTGACGTTGCGCTCCTCCAGCTCACATCCGTAATGTTGTTTGGATCGTTATTTTTGCCATAAACGAAAAAGTCGCCTTTCGTTCCAAACTGCGCTCGATACCATCCGTTTGATGACACAAGATATTGCCCAGCATTCAAAGAACTGCCGCTGCTTAAAATTTCGTCTCCACTGCTGTACGCAAAACTTGTTGCCGCACTCCCATTGAGCAAATTGTCGCTTTCATCGTAAAAACGCATATCGTTAATCACACCATCCGGTCGCCACGGACAACCCTCTAACGTTCCATCAGCCCCACCCTTGTACTGCCACTGGCAAATGTTTTGCAGGCATTGGCGTTTTGGACCTCGAATGTTCTCAAGGTCTAAACTTGCTGCCAGCTCAAATTCAACAACGTCACGGGTTTCGAGCACTTTGCGGTTTACAAAGTAGATCTCTTGCGGCAGCTCCTCATGCGTCAACGTCCCACCCGTTGGAATGTACGGGTTTGTGTCATTGTCAAAGTTCTCTTCGTCCAAAAAGCGCGTTAGCGTTCTGCGGCGTATAACTTTTGCTCCAGTTAAATCGTTGCCATAGGTTGTTTCATTGACGTTTACCAACAATGCTGAAACGACGCTAAACAGGTTGCCAACACGCAACGTCGGACGAGGGAAACCACTTTGCCCGACCTTGTATTCAAAACCATCAGCCTCAACCGGCATCGCCATATAAGTCTCGCCTTGGTAAAGAATTTCGCCTGTTTCCGTCTGGATGACAACCCCGTTAAAAAATCTGTAAATCGTGTTGCTGCCGTGAATCGCTAGATCTAAGTGCAGCTCAAACAGTTCAATAACTGCAAACGGAGAGTCCTTGAGTAGCTCGTCAAAAATAATAACGTCACTCATAGGTCAAAGACCTCCTGGAACGTTGCTTGGATCGTGGCACGGTTCAAATATGGAATCGTCTTGCTCCAGTTCAAGCAAATCCACTTGTAAGAGGCGCTTTCATCAGGCGGCGACCAAGTAAAACTCTCCGATCCACCACGCGCATCCAAAAAGGTTTCGATAGTGTCGGCATCGGTCTCCGAAACCTCAAACGTCAGGTTCCACACCTTGGGGTCTTGGTTAAGGCCGAACGTTAAACGCTGCACATAACCGTCGCCAAACTGCACCTGACGAACCTTGGGCTGGCTTGTTTTTTGTGCCCCGTAAGTCGGGTTAATTGAAGGAAAGTCAGCCATCAGCGTGTTAGCAAGCCCCCAGGTCGTTTTTGCTTGATCAGTTCAGCTTGGACTGCAGCACCAATCGCTTTGCCAAGTTGCGAAGCGGACTGGCTGTCACCCTGCACTGACGATCCAGAAGCATCCACGTTTACCGTCACATTAGCGCTGCCCATTGCATTGTTTGGAACGATATTGCCCTGCGCTCCAGGGACGAACAACTCAGGGCCACGTTCCCCGACTAGGTAGGGCTGGCCAGCGCCAACGGCTCCGCCAAGCGCTTTTTTAGGGAACGGGAACATTGGCCCCGAACCTAAACCAAAATCACCTGTAGGTCCTGAAAGGTTGGCTGCTGCCCCATACTTACTTGCTGGCGCAGCGCTTTCTTCTGCGCCCGGAACACCTGCAAACATTCGAGCAACACCAATCGCGATGTACGTCGCAATCATTCGCTTGGCGACATCAACCAACATTGATGCAACGCTGCGCAGGAAGTCTGCAAATGACTCTTGTGCTGTTTTCGTTCCATTAGCAACAGCCATCAAGCTGTCGAACAGGCTGTCGGTAACGGGCTGCGTTAAAGCAAGCGCTTCACTGAACTGTTGTTGGGCAACAGTTGCTTCAATAATTTGTTCTTGATAAAGCTTGTATTGATCTCGTTCTTTTTCTAAATCTCCTCGGTCCTCAGGTTTAGCCGCGCCAATAGCCCTGTCAAATTTTGCAAGCTCTTGCTGCATTTTTAGTTCTTCTAAAAATTGCGTGCGCTCAGAACCGCCAAATACACCTGCAAATCGCCCTGGAGCGTTTGCTTTAAGCGTTTCAAGCTGCAGCTCAAAGCCTGCTTGACTATCCTTCAGTCTATTTGCAGCCCTAAGAGAACGTTCACGAGCGTTGGCTTCAGCTTCAGCCAGCTTTGAAGTTTTAATTTGAGCCGCAAGCCTTTCGGCATCTGCTGTCAAAGTTTTATCCCCAATTTTTCTGAGGCGCTCCATGCGCTGTTCGTACTCTGCGTGAATGTTGTTTCTATCGGTTTCGAGCTGAGAAACTGACCGACGATTTGCAAGCTCTAAGGTAAATTCTCTTTCAAGCGTCATCGCTTGATCAACCTGCCTTGCTCTTTCGTCAGCAGTTCTCTTAGCAGCGTTGGCAAGTTTTTTCGCATTACCAGCAGCTCGCTTATCCGCAGCCTCTTGTTTTTTGGTTTGAGCTTCAACTGCTTTTGCCGCTTGTCGATCAATCTCAAAACGCTCTTTACGAAGATCAAGCTGTAATTTTTCGACAGTAGTTTGAAAATTTTGCTTAGCTAATTGCTGGTCTCCTGCATTATTTGCAAAGTCAAGAGCAGCTTTTTCAAAACCATCGTTGTATCTCATTAAAGCAATTCGTTTTTTCTCGCTTACAAATTTTTCATTTGTAAAATCTAAACCTGCTTCTTGCAAGGCAAGCTCAGCTTTGGCAATTTTGTTTGCATCTTTGTTAATGAGCAGCCTTCTTGCAGCTTGATTAACTCTACTGCTTGCCTGCTCATTTATTTCACGCATGATATTGAAGGTATCTTCCGTAAACATCATTTGGCCACTGCCAGCAGCCGCTGAGCCAGAAAACGCTTGAGTCGTGCTGGCTTTGAGCCTTCTACCTTCTGGAGTATCGGTGTTAATCAACTTGTTTATTTGCTGGCGCAAAACAACTCGTTCTAATACACCAACTGCGATTTTTAATATGCCAACAGCATTTATGACCTGAGCAACGCCTGCTGACATGATTGACATTGCTTTATTAAACTCGTTTCCTAGCTCAACTGTGTCCAAACCAAACTGCGTTAATGCCTTGACCCCATCGTCGCCCACTTGGATCGAAAGTTCTTTAGTCGCAATCGTTAACGCAGCCGCACTTTGATCGGCAGACTCAAGCTCTTTTATCAGCAAAGACGTGTTGCTATTTACATTTCCTGAAGCCGCAATCAACGCCTCAAGGTCTGCGGTTAGCGGATTCAACGCTTGACCTAGCTGAGACGTTTTTGCAACAAATGCGTCAACCGCTGCACCAAGCACCTGGCCAACAACTGTCAAGCCACCAAATAACTGTCCTGTAATTGCACCGCCAAGCGCACCACCGAGCGCAGTACCTGGGCCGCCGCCAAACAGTAGTGGAAAAGCACCAGCAGTTAAAGCAGCATTTAATCTGCCTCCACGCTTTTTGCCCTTACCTACGGCTCCGGTGCCTGCACCTGACGCCTCACTCTCAGCCTGCCGCCGAGCACGCCTTGTTGCTCTAAGCTGTTCTCTTAGTTTGTCATCGTGTAATCTTAAATCAAGCGCATGACGTCTCCTCATGTCTTGCACTATTATCTTGCTTTCTTGCTGATATTTTTGCAATTTTGCCTTAAAAACAATGTCATCGTTATCTATCTCCATTTGTGTTGTAATATCATCTAATTTTTGAGCACCTTGATTAACTTTTCTGACACCATCAATCATCAATTTAGCTGATTTTTCAACTTTTTCGTCAAATTCAGCCCTAGCCCTTAGTCTGTTTTTAAACATTTTATCCTCTTGTTTTATTTCCTCCCTAGTGGCCTTTTCCTCTGCTTTCTGCAAGTCCTTAATAGACTGCAGTTTTTCTTTATGTACCTTGTCCTCAAGTTCTAATTCTTTTTTTGTAAGATCTTCTAGTGATTTAAGGGTAGCATTTGCTAAATCTTGTGTAATTTTTCTGTTTAAATCAATTTTTTTTCTTGCAAGCTTTTTTAGCTCTTTTGCTTCTGCGTCGCTACCAGATTTAAGATTTTTATCATTAAAGTCCTCTACTGCACGCTGAAGAGAAATTAAGTCACGCTTAAATTTCTGCAACTCATTTAGATTGCGTACCGCAACCTCAATGTCTACGTTGTAATTGGCCACAAGCTGAAACGTAGAGGCTTACGCTCCAGTCTATCGCGATGACATTGTTCGCGCCCCTTTGCCTGTCTTGGCGCGGTCCATAACTTTTTCCTCTTCTTCCGCTTTTAACTCAAAGAACGCTGCCCATCCGATAAGTTCCTCTTGCGTCAGCTGAGATGCCAGTTGACGCACGGTCATCCCCAGCTCCTTCGCCAGAAAAAACATGAAAAGCCAATCGTTACTAGCTTTTTAGATCTGCCTTCGCTGCCTCCACCTTGTTCTCCGCACCAGAGTTCAGCATCGCCAGCTGGATGTCCTGCAGCACTGAGGCTTCGACAGCGTTTTTCAGCACTGCCTTTTCACCGTCTTGAAATAGGCGCTTTCCATCAGCATCCAACGCTTTCTGAATCATCATGTTCAGCGCAAAGTCGCTGGCATCCTCAGAATCGGTCTTTTTCTGAATCGACTCACGCTCGGCAATGGTCAACGGGTGCCAATAAACCTCTAACGCAGCCTCGCCATCAACCTCCAAAACATGGCGATACAGCTGGCTAACGCCAAACTTGTTACGAAGAAGCTCTGACGCCCGCATACAAAAGAGTTGCTTAACCCAACTATACTATACAACTGCCGTAAATTGGCAAGAAACAATTCCAAGAAAATGAGGACGATCTTCTAATTCAATAGATGTAGGCCCGCTGACGTCCATTACTCTCGGCGAAACATTAGAAGGAGAGGTGTAGCTGCTTGCATTTACGGAGGTCAAGCCGTCAATTACAGACTCTCCTATCGCAGCAAGAGCCGCCGTTCCAACGGATTTTGGAACGTAAATGTTGCATTGAATTACTCCGCTGTAATAATCGGTGGCAGCACCTTGGTTCTGCAGGGTTGACTGGTTAAAAGTCACCCGCATTGAAACGTATTTTTTAGTTTTGCCTGGAGTCGTAAATTTTACGTTGTCATAAACCATTTGTACGCTGCTATCAGCCGCAACAACAGCATCAGTTACAGCTTTTTCAAAAGCTGCTCGAACGTTTACAAGACTCATGGCTCAAGAATGTTAAGGCCCGGCTTAAGACGTGGCGTAGACCCTGTCTTATAGGTAGGAATGACTCCACTAACTCGCTCCATTGGCTCAGCACCAACCCGAAGAGTAGCAAGGCGTGGTTTTTCTGAAAATGCACTTTGCACTTCTTGTGCCAAATCCTGCACATAGGCCAAAACACTTCCATCTTCAAGAGCGTATGCTCTATAAAAAGTTGTATTTCCAATAAAAACTGTTGGACTTTTTTTGTAATTAAAGTAAAACGGACCGGGATACCTTCGCTGAATTTCCCCTATATTTTTTTTGACACCCCATGCGGTCATTGCGCCACCCTTGCCCTGCGTTTTCTTGTAATAAACGCTTGCCCAAGGCTTGCTTTTGTCTCGCCTGTTTTCGTCGCTAGTTTTTCGACTTTCTGCTTGAACCTGACGAGACCTGGCTGTCCAGCTTGAAGCAAAATATCCTGTATAAACTGGGCTAACCTCTTCGGTTGAAAGAGTGTTTACAACACTGTTGATAAGCTTGTTAAAACTGCTGTCAAACCACTCTTCTACGTCGCCACTAATGTTGTAAAGATCGTTTCTAGCCATCAGAAAACCACCTCCAGAACAAACAAATACTCCTGTCCACCCTTGTAGGTACGAATGTTTACGATCTGAGCCGTGTGGTCCGCTCCAGCGAACTTTAATCTCACCTCATCTTGAAACGTTGGCTGGTTGTTGCCGATCTGATTAGGAGAAACGTAGACCCTTGCTGTTCGTTTTTCTGCTTCTGTGTCCTCTTCTGATTGAACAAACTCAATCGGACACTTCAGGTTGAAATACGGACGGTCGAATGTCGTGAACGTGCCTTTGGCTGTGTCATACGTCCCATCAAACTTGCGGGTGTAGTCAATCTTGGTATCTAGGCCATCGCCAAGGTCCGCAACAATCGCCTTGGCTGCTTCTTTAAAAACCTTGTCGAGTGCTCCAGCCATATCAACCCCTCACAACGCGGATAGAATACGAGCCACTGCCGCCCAGACAATAAGCGCCGAGATAAGACTGAAGCCAAGGATAAACGTCGAATACGTTGTTAACAGTTCCA